CTTGGAAGAGTGAGAGAAGCAGAAAATCTTGTTAATAAAGAATTTGCAGAAATTATTGGTCCACAAGCTGTTAAGAATTTGCAAAATTTAGATACTGCTTTTGATGAATTAGATCAAGCAATATCAAAATTATTCTTAAAATTATCTTCAGAGCTTGCACCTACTTTTACTTTAATTATTGATTTTACGACCAAACTTGTAAATTTATTATCAGCTTTACCTCTTAAAGAACTTTTGTCTATTATAAATCCCACGGTTAGGGCTATAGATTTAGCAGGTTCTTTAAATAAACCTAAGTCAGACAATAATATTGATTTAAGCACAGGTATGACAGATTTAGGAGGAGGAAAAGGATCTTCTAATAAGAAAAGTGATTTTAGTAAATTTGAATTAAATATTTTAAATCAAAGAATAGGATTACAAAAAATTAATAATGATTTACTAGATACAGAATTTGTTCGTAAAAAAAGAGGACTTATTGAAGCTGAAACAGCTTTAGATATTGCAAGAGCCGAAGGAAACGAAAATAGAATAGCAATAGCAAACAAAAATAGAATATTAAAACTAAATGATCTTGATTTAGCAATAACAAAAGCAAAATTAAAAGATGAAAAAGATTTAGCAAAATTTTTAGAAGATCAAAGAAAAAAATTAGAAAAGCTAGAAAAAAAAGAAAAGGAAATTGCGGAACGTGAAATTGAAAGAGTTAATAAACTTAAAGAAAGTACTAATTCTGTCACAAAAAATTTAGAACAACAACATGAATTAAATTTAATTAAATTATCTGGTTCTGAATATGAATTGGCATTGGCTAATGCAACACTTGGATTATCTAAAGAACAATTAGCTCTATTTGATGAGGAGGCTTTCAAAATAGCATTTAATAATAAATTAAGAAGTGATGGTTTATTAGAACAAAAACAAATAACTCAAGAAATAAAAACTTTATTAGCAACAGAAATGAGTAGTGCAATAAAAGGTTTAATTACAGGCACTCATAATTTGAATAGTGCTCTTAGCAGCGTGTTAAACAAAATGGCAGACGCAATGTTAAATATGGGTCTATTTGGAAATGTTGGGGGAAGCTTAACAAAAGGAGGAGGTTTATTAGGAACTATATTTGGAGGACTTTTACATGCAGGAGGACCAGCAAAAGGAGGAAGCTCATATATTGTTGGTGAGAAAGGACCAGAATTATTTACTCCTGGTGTTAGTGGCATGGTTACTCCTAATAGTGCTTTAGGTGGAAGTAATAATATAGTAGTTAATGTAGATGCTTCTGGAACCCAAGCAGAGGGTGATGACTCATCATCTAACCAGTTAGGTAAGTTGATTGGTTTAGCTGTACAACAAGAACTTGTAAAACAACAAAGGGCTGGAGGGCTTTTATCTAGAGCATAATTATGGCAACTTTTCCAAGTATTACACCAACTTATAGTTTCTCAAAAAACACATCACCACGAGTTCGTACTGTTGTTTTTGGGGATGGATTTGAGCAGCGATTATCTTATGGCATAAATCAAAATCCCAAAAGTTATAGTTTAGAATTTAATGTATCAGAAGCGGATTCTGATGTCATAGAAGCTTTTCTAAACAGTAGAGCTTTTGATAATGAAAGTTTTAATTTTACACCACCAGCAGAGGGTATTTCTAAGACAGGCACTTATTCAAGGTTAAGCAGCACAGATACAATAACAATTACGAATCATGGTGTTGCTATTGGAGATAGAGTAACATTAGATTTCACAACTGGATCGGGTACTGATGGAGATTATATTGTTGCTACTTCTGTAGACCAAAATACTTTTACTGTCATTGAAAGTGGTAGCGGTTCCACAAGCGGAAATGTAACTTGTACAATGTCAGGCCAACGTAAATTTGTTTGTGATAGTTTTAATAAAAGTATTCCATATTTGAATCGTGCAGTAATTCAATGTACATTTAGGGAGGTATTTGAAACATAATGGCTTATTCTGCTTGGACTGCAAATACTGTTACTGCACTCGGAACTATTGTAAGGCCAGCTTCGGCGATAATTACCATATCACATGGAGGTGCTACTAACTTCTATACTCAACCAACTGGACTTGTATTTGAATGCACTACAGCAGGTACTACTGGTGGTACTGAACCAGCATTTGGTACAGATATAGGTTCTACTATCACAGATAACACTGTCGTTTGGACTGCTATAAGTAGTGTTTTTGATGATTTATATAGTTTTGCGCCTGATAAAATTATTGAATTATTTGAACTTAAATTTACAAATGAAATAGCAGAATTTATTGGAGTGCCGGTATATCGCTTTCACAATGGTTTGAATGAAGGTTTTACTGCAAATATAGTTTTTAACAGTAATACTTATACAGCAATTCCAATAAAAGCCGAAGGTTTTGAACTTACAACACAGGGAACTTTACCTCGTCCTACACTTACCATTGGTAATTTAGATGGAACTATAAGTTCAATTTTAAAAGCTGTTAATAATGTGCCAAGAACAACTAATCCTTCTCAAACGGCTTTGTTCCCTGGTAATGATTTGCTTAATACTGAAGTAAGAAGAATCACAACATTAAGAAAATATCTTGATGGACAACCTGATGCAGACCCATATGCAAAATATCCCGATCAAATTTTTTTCGTTGATAGAAAAGTTTCTGAAACAAGAGATGCAGTTCAGTTTGAATTAGTCTCCAAGATGGATAAAGAGGGTGAAATGATACCAAAAAGACAATGCGTGTCAAATATTTGTCAATGGGTTTATCGAAGTTCTGAATGTAGTTATAACGGCACAAATTTTTTTAATGTAAATGACCAATCAGTTGTAAGTGCATCTGATGATGTTTGTGGCAAGAGATTAAGCTCATGCAAAGCTAGATTTGGTCAAAATAATGCTTTACCTTTTGGTTCGTTTCCTAGTGTTGGAAATATTTTATGAATTTATCGACTAACCTTAAAGAGGATATTTTAGCCCATGCTAAACAGGAAAGTCCAAAAGAATCTTGTGGACTTATTATTGTAAGAAAAGGAAGAAAAAAATATAGAAGATGTTCAAATATCGCTGATTTACCCAAAGAATGTTTTGTATTAGCTGAAAATGACTACATTAAAGCAGAAGAAGAAGGTGAAATTGTTGCTGTTGTACACTCACACCCTTTTGAAAGGGCTATACCAAGTGATGGAGATAAAGTTGCTTGTGAAAAATCACAAGTTCCTTGGTTTATTATCAACCCTCAAACAGAAGAGTGGGGTTATTGTGAACCATCTGGATTTGAATTACCTTATGTGGGAAGAAAATTTCAGTTTGGTATTATTGATTGTTACTCTCTTGTAAGAGATTATTACAAAAAAGAATTTAATTTAGAATTGCGTGATTATTACAGGGCTGATGAATTTTGGAAGAAAGGACAAAGTTTATATGAGGACAATTTTATGAAAGAAGGTTTTCAAAAAGTATCTTTTGGTAAAATGCAAAAACATGATCTTTTGTTTATGCACCTCGAGGCAAATTTACCAAACCATGCAGCAATTTATTTAGGTGAACAGCAAATTTTACATCATGTTCAAGGTAGATTAAGTAGCAGAGATGTTCTAGGCGAGTATTATATGAAAAATACTGCTTTTGTTGCTAGACATAAATCATTATGAAAATTGTAAAAGTTTATGGTGAATTAAGAAAAAAATTAGATCAATCTAGTTTTGAATTAGAGGTTGACAACCCATCCCATGCAATTAAGGCTTTGTGTGTAAATTTTCCAGAATTAACAAATTGGTTTCTTAATAATGATGAACAAGGTAATGGATTTAAAGTAACTTTAGGAAAACAAAAAATTTATAAAACAAATCTAAAACCAATGTTGGAACCTTGGTCAGAAAAAGATGTATTGCACATTGTTCCTGTTATTAAAGGTGCTGGTAGAGGTTTTGGACAAATTTTAGCTGGTGCGGCTTTGATTGGATTAGCTGTTTTTGCTGCCCCCTTAGCTGGTGGAGGTTTTTTAGGTAGTGCAGGTAGTGGATTTCTTGGGGCTGCTGCTTCAAAAGCAATAGGATATATTGGAGCGTCATTAGTTTTAGGTGGTGTAAGTAATTTGTTAAGTCCACAACCACAGTCAATAGGAGAGTCAAATAAACTAAAATCATTTAGTTTTAGTGGAATAGTTAATGTTGCCGAACAAGGTGTTGCAGTTCCAATATGTTATGGCCGAGTGTACACAGGAAGCGTAGTTTTAAGTTCGGGTCTTGAAAGTCAACCAGTATCGCCATGACAGACGAAAATAAAATTATAAGAGGGTCTAAAAAAGGTGGAGGCCCAAGAACACCTGTTGAACAGCCAGATACGCTAGAAAGTACTCAATTTGCACGAGTATTGGATCTCATATCAGAAGGAGAAATAGATCGAATAGAAGGTGGTTCTGCTGGTGTTTTATTAGATAAAACATCTTTAAGTAACTTTTCTGGTTTTACATTTGAATCAAGAACAGGAACACAAAACCAATTACATATTTCTGGAGTCCAAGGGCTAGAGTCTACAAGTTCTATAGGTACTGCTGTTACTGTTTCTGGTGGGCCTATAACAAGAAGTATTACTAATACTAATGTTAATAGAGCAAGAGTAACAATACAAATACCAACTTTACAGATTATTAAAGATGATGGAGATATTACTGGACATTCAGTAAGTTTTAGTATTTCTGTTCAATATAATGGGGGAGGTTTTAATGTTGTTAGAAATGAAACTATTAGTGGTAAAACAAGTAATTCATATTCAAAATCATTTACAATAGCTATTAGTGGTTCATTTCCTGTTGATGTAAAAGTAACTAGAACAAGTGCAGATGAAACAAGTGCAAAAAGACAAAATTCAATAAATTGGTTTAGTTTCACTACGATTATTGACGAAAAATTAAGATACCCAAATAGTGCTTTAAGTTTTTTAGAATTTGATGCCAGAAACTTCAATTCCATTCCAGAGAGGCGTTTTTTAATTCGCGGAATTAAAGTAAATATTCCTCACAAT